CCCGCCAAGAATCCAGCTCCAGCCCGCCTGGTCTTCACAACCATGACGGCGGCTGCGGCCGCGACCCAATCAGGGGAAAACCGGACTGGGTCGGCCAATCGCGTAACGCTTGGCGGTATTCCTGCAAGGCCTGCCGGCTTTCCTCCACTAGGGGATAGTCCGGCATCATCAGATGGTCTGTCCTGCGGATTTCAGCATCCCGCCAAATTCGGGCGACCGCAGCGGCTTGGCGGTCAGCAGCTTCCTGATCCAACTGCCAGCCATCTCCGTCCCAAATATGCAGATCGCTCGGTCTGGGCGTCTCCGTCAGCCAGCCTGGCACTGGCCCCGTCCCCCGATAGACAAGCCCTGCCTCGGTGGACGAGCCAAGTCGATAGGTTCCGCCATCGGTGGTCAGATAGAAACTGTCGGCGCGCCGGTCTTCGACCGTTTCCCATTCCCCCGTACCCTTCTGGCCAAAAGTGGGAGAAAGAGGCTCCACATCAGAACGCCAGCGCGCAATACGTCCAGCCGGACATGCGGGCGGCGTCACAATGACCGCCAAGTACGGGATGCTATAGCCCCCGTGAGGTTGCAAGGCCACCTCTCCCGAGTACAGGAGGATGCCGTCCTCATCAGTTTGGTGCACCGTTTTCATGTTCAACATTCCTTGACGCGTGAAGTAAGACTAGACGTGGATGCGAGGATGTAGCGCCACGTTGGTCGGGCGCGTTTCCGCCGAGGTCCTGGCAACGGCGTCGGCATTGAAGCCAATGTTTGCGATCCGCTGGCCAAGCTCCGCTGACGTTATGTATTGGCCGTACTCGGTCCAAGGCGACAATGAGAGAACGCCGGAAGTTACACCCCCACCAGCGGCGATTTGCACCTTCTCAATCGCACCATAAAGACGCTGCAATGCGTCGCCCTGGCTACTGGCCAGATAACGCACACCGCCATCTACGTTGGTGCCGGTAAAGCGCAAAAACTTGTCCCGCAGATCGGGCAACCGCAAGCCGCTCGCCTCTTCACTGAACACAAACGCACCAGGTACCCAGCTGGCTGTGGGGACCATCAGTCCGTTCTCGCTTGCGAATGCCCGAAGGCGCTCATACTGCGACTTGGGCACCCAGCCGCCCACTGCATCAACCTGCCAAGGCAGCGGTGTCACGGTGTGGCCAAACTCGACCGCACCGCACTTCATCGAGCGATAGCCAGAGAAATGGCTGGTGGAGGTCCACAACCAGGTTTCGCCGTACTCCCGTACCAGAACTGGGCCGACGTCTCGATCTGGCAGATTGTCGGCCGAGACCAACACCGCAACCTGTGCACGTTGGACAGCATGCGCGGCTGACGTCCCGGGCGCGATCTGCAATGAACCTTGGCTAGCTGTCAGTAACAGCCATGTGGCATTAGCTGCGGAATACATGACGCTGCATAGCCCCCCAGCAATGATCTCTCCCGCTTGCACCTGCACGCCGCCCCTGCCAACGATCTGCCGAGCCAGCAGCCCGTTCGGAGAAAAGGTGCTGGTACCGGTATTGGTGGTATTGGCTCGGAAGTGCAAGACCATCCCGTCCACAACCTGTTTCACAACCGGGGTGTAGCCCACTTGGTAGGTGTTCACCGACCCTGTATCTTGCGCGAAGGTATTCTTCCCCCAGGTCGTGTACAGAGCCTCCAGCGCCTTTAACAACTGGAAGTCATCCAGCGCATCCGGGACAATCCCCGCAGTCCGAATGACGTTGACCAGCTCTCGCAGCTGCGAATTCATGTAGTCAGCAGTCAGAATGCTGCCAGGCCGTCCTGTCCCGGGATCGCCGGGAGAAAACTCTCCAGTTGGGGTATCAGGTAGTCTCATGCGGATTGCTCCAGGTACTCAAAGGTGACGTAGGTGTGCGCGGGCTTCAGCTCCCTGAAGTACGCTTCGATGATCGCGTCAGCAAATGCCAACAGGGACTCGTCGACCGACGATGAGTCAAGGGTGAATGGCAGGCTTCGGACCAGCCCACTTTTGACGGACACTTGCCATATCCAGATGACGTCGTCCAGATATAGGACGTCGCGGTCAAGATGGCTGTAATCCAGGTAGAAGGGTTCAAATTCGGTAATCTCGATTTCGTAGCCGAGGCGCCGCGCCAGACTCTTGAAGTACGGGATGGAAAGTCCGCCCAGCTCCTGCAATTTGGCCAAGACCGCATCCAGCCGCTGCTGCCGATTCATTCCATTCGACGCAGACAACCCGCAGACTCTCTCCCAGTCGGGCAATGTGTCGACCGCGGAGATCGGGCTAATCGAGGCGAGGGCTTGGCGGGCGCCGGCTTCGACTCGCTCCAGCGCGTTTGCCTCGGCACGGATTTCGTCTCGAATGTTCTCTCCCGCTGGCGAGTAGCTAACCGGGGGCAATAAGCACAAGAGCAGTTCGGCGTACCTCACGCTAGTGCCCCGATGGTAAGTACGCCCAGGCGCAGCCATTCCACGGTGTTTTCGTTGACCACCGGCACGACGTTAGACACAGGCCAGGGAATCGCCCTGTCCTCGACGTTCGAGATGTTCGTCACCAGCGCTTCGGCGCGGCTCTTGATCCAGCTTTCGCCCGGGTTCAGAGCATGAAACTGGTCGACCAGCCGCGACCGAATCTGCGCGTCCACGACGGTCACTGCGTCATCGGCCACCTTGCGCAGGACCTGGACATTGACCATGCGTTGCGTGGGCGCAAAGACATAGACGCCCTTGGCCGTGACGGGACGCTTGCCATCAATATAAGTACGCACCGCCTCGAGCGTTTCCTCGGACGGCAGACCGTCACCGGCGACGATGGCAATATCTACGGTTCCCAGGCCACGCCGAAGTGGATAGACAAAGGCCTTCGTGACGCCAGGAACCTCCAGCGCCCAGCGCTTGTAGTCAAAGGCGTTTCCGCCTGCTGGCGGGCGGCGAATCAGGTCAAGCAGGCGCTGCAGAAGTTCGTGGTCAGTCTCACCCTCGACACCTCCCTTCATGCTAACGACAACGGCCTGCCCGTTGATCTGCGCGGGGGTGACGGTTAGCGTCAGGAGCACGCCCGCCGGCGCATTGCCTGCCTCGCCTGCGACCACCGCCCGCATGCTTGCGATCGCTGTTCCGTCGGCGCCAATAACGACGCTGGCATCCAGGACATACTCGCGCCCGTCCAGCGCCTTGCAGCGGGCGCCTGCGGCAAGCTGCGCGCCTGGCACACCCGTGATCCGCACAGTGCCGGAGGCGGCGACCGCCGCCTTGCGCTGCAGACCACGAATCGCGGCATGCATTTCCAGGTACTCAGAATCGGCAGTGTCGGGAAAGATCTGACGCACGATCCAGGTCTGGTGGGCATATAACCCCTCGACGCAGCTGGCGATGCTGCTGGCCCGGATGAACCAGTCGCTATCTTCCGTGATGGCCACGTCCGGGCGCAGGTTCTGCAGGTCACGCAGCAGTGCGGAACGGATGCCTTCAAAGGCGGGAATGGGATACGGCATCAGGCGACCTTCACATGGTGGTTGAACACATGCAGGACGCCGCCCCGGTCGGTCACCTGGATCAGCAGATCACAGCGCCCGGGGCTGCTTTGGCTGGCGGTGACGCTGATGGCGGTGGCGCGTTCGTCCTTGATCAAGGGCGCAAGTGCCTGCTCCGCATATTGCCGGGCAAGCATGCGAACACGGGGAACGTCCTTTTCCCTTTGCAACTCATGCAGGCGCGACCCCATGTCTGGGGCGGCCCAGTAGCTGCCCAGCGGCGTGAACAGGCGCAAATAGACCGCGTTCGCCAGGTTGTCGATACGCTGGCCGGTGTAGTCGGCGGTGGAGGGGTCGAGCTGAACGTCCATGCGGCCAGTCTGACCGCCGGACGTATTTCTGTATTTGGAACGAGGGCAAAATCGCCCTCGCACCACACTATGCTCTGGGCTTGCCGGTCAGGCCGCCAGAATCGCCAGGGTGATCATGGCCTTGCAGGCTGACCGATCCCGCGACAATGTCTTGCGTGGCGTGCAGGCCGCCCTCGATCTGGGCGCCCTGGCCACCGGAGAGCGCCATGCCGCCCTCGCCGGTGAGTTTGCCGCGCACGATCGCCTGCGCGTCGGTTTCAAGCACGGGAGTGCTGAAATCAGAGTGCTCCGACGCATTCACCTCGAAGCGGCGGCAGTTCAGCCGCCAGATGTCGCAGTCGGACTCGATGACGCGACCATTACGAAAAACCGTTTTTGCGCCCTCATGGGTATAGATGGCCAGCTCGCCATTCTCCAGGCCGGCGATCCGGTAGGCGCTGTTTTCGGTGGCCACAATGATGCCGTGCGAGGACTTTCCGCCCAGCGGCAGGACCACGGCCATCGTTCCCGCCGGCGGCCGAGACGTGAACCCGTAATGCTGCATCAGCTCGGCGTCGCGGACGGGCTCGCCCGCATTCGCATCGCCGGTGACCAACTGCACGCCGGGCGCGCTGTTGACCTGGCCGATGACCATCCGAAAAGCCTGGCGCACGCCACCCAAGGCGCGCTTGATCCGCTTGTCGATCTCACGAAACATCGATGACCACCGCTTGTAGTTTCTTGCCCTTGCGCCCCGTGCGCTTCTTGTACGCATCCAGCACCCAGACGCCGTCTTCCTTGAGCGTGAGCACCGTGAGCGTCTGAGTTCCTCGCCCACCCGAGAACTCTCGCCCCATGAGAAACCACACGGCGTCGATACCCAGACTTTCCGACTTGACGTGGACCCGCTGGCCTGGAGTCCAGAGGACGCCACCGGACGTGCGGTGTCCCTTAACCACGGCTGTCAGGGTCAGACCGTACAGGCGACCATCGGTGAGATGCTTGCGCGCCCGCAGTCGGGCTACTTCCTGGCTTTGCAGGTCGCCATCGGCCACGATCAGCGGGCGGTACACGCCCAGGCTGGTGTCCTGAGTGCTAGCCTTGATGGCATGCCTCCCGTCTCCCGCGCCTGTGCCATGCGCCTGAGCAAGAATCGTGACATCCGAATAACGGTCGGCTATCGAGTCAGAATGACTGAGCGACAGCACGTTATTCTCCTTGCCGTCACGACGCTCGATCAAGGTGGCCACGGGCTCGACGGTGTAGTCTGGACCGCCCACGACGAGCGTGCCGTCTGGCTCGAACCAGGGCCATAGCCCATTGGCCTCAGCGGCCTGGGCAAGGAGATCCCAGGCCTTGATACCAGGCTCCACGGTGACCTTCTCAGTCGTGCCACCGACGCTATCGGCATCCACGCGAACTTGGCTGATTCCAAGCGGACGCACCACATTCGCGAGGATCTCTGCCAGCGACACCTCCTTGGCGACGAAGATCGGCGCCGAGCAGTCGATCAGAACGGCCGCGTCATCGCGTCCAAACATCTCCAGGCTGCGAGCTGGCCGCGCGACGGTGCGCGTCACATCGTCGATCCGCCCCTGCATTACCGTCTCGGTGCCGACCCTGACTTGCACCCGCGCGCCAGGTCGAACGCCTGGAGGAAATGATCCGTCCGGTAGCCCAAGGCTGACCTGCCACGAATCCGCGGGGGTCAGCAGATCTGAGGTTAGACGGTAGTACGTCCAGACCTGATGCTCCTTGCCGTCGACCAGCAGGCCGACCTGGTCGGCCTTACTTTGCGAATCCATACAACGTATCTCCAGGTTGCAGGTCGTTCGGGTTGCGCAGATTCGGGTTCAGCCGCGCAATTTCCAGCGCCCGGGTGTGGGTCCCATACCAGCGGAAGGACTGGAGCCGCAGATTGGCCGGGCTCTGGATCGAACGCAGGCGCAGGGGCGGCAACAGATTGATGACCTCAGTAGCGGCCTCCTGAATCGACTTCGCGGCGTTCTTGAGCGGCTGGATGGCCTGTTGTACGCGGTCGGCCTGAGCATCGTTGTCCAGGCGGCCGGAAATGGTCGAATCTGGCTCGTGCGCGCCGTCCGGCGTCTGGCTGTCGCTAACCACCAAATCCCGCTGCGCGTCGACGGCTTGCTGCACCAGGCCTCGCGTGTCATTGGCGATCTGTTCGATCTCGGCCGGTGCAAGCGTGGGATTCTCGGCTTGTTGGGCCAGGATGTCGGCCGCCGCCTCGGTAATCACAGTGGCGACGGTAGTTTTCGTGACGGCATCCACGGCGGCAAGGTCCGCAGGCGGCATAGGCACTGGCGCGCGGTCGGCGCCGAGTGCTACGTCAAAGCGTGCGGGCGTGTCGCCGGAGGCGATGCCCTTGGGCAGTTTCACCACATCACCCAGGGCGGATGCCAGCGCTCCCCACCGCGGCATAAGACCATCGCCCGTCAGGCGAGACAGGTTGACGAGGCTCTTGAGGCCTCCAGCCAGGTCGGCGACAAATGCCCTGGGAAAGTCCGCAACATCCAGGCCGGAGGTAACCCAGTGGTCAACCAGGCCCCGAACTGAACTCAGCACCGTGGACGTGGCATCTCTGATGGCGTTCAAACGGACCAAAAAGTCCGGTTTGGTTTTTAGGCTGGACATGAAGCTGGCAAAGTCGCTTGCGCCCAGATCGGCTGAGTACTGAGCAAAGAGGCTCGCTGAATCCGCCTTCTGCGCCGGCAACTGGCGCACGAAGAATGGGTTCTCCTCGCCGCCCTCCAGGAACGTCAAATAGACCGTGGCGTAATTGGGCCGCTCGGCTTCGTGCTCGACGCGCTTGCCCTTGAGCTGCACATCCGGCATGGCGCCGTAGATCGGATGAATCAACTCGCCCGGACCAGGCTCCTCCAACTTCTGGAGCAGCGCCTGCAGGCGGCTGTCGTAGTCGTCGCCCCAGAGCACGGCGACCAGGTCTAGGCGCCGTAGTCCACGGCCCAGGTCTTCGGTGACCCCTCCATCGCGGTACGGATATAGGTACTCGGCGACGTCGCGCTCATCGAGCTCGCGCGTCATCACGCAATCGAAGCGCACACCCTTGAAGGAGGCGTCCTGCAGGTTCTGTTCCCAGCTCATCAGTTCCTCCTTGCCTGTCGGGCGTTCTCTTCGTTGACGGCGGCAACGATGTTTCCGTTTTTCACGTCGACGGTGATCTTCAACTCCCGGGGTTCGGCCCGCGCGGCCTCCATGGCCGATCGCACATCCGAGAATCCGCCCGTGAGCGTCGGGTAGGCCTCGCTTCCGCCATCGGTCTCGCGTTTGAAGATGTGCTTGCCCAGGTATTCGCCAAGCTCATCGCCCAGGAAGCCGCCAAACAGGCCACCACCGATGGCACCAGCGGCTGCACCCCACGGGCCGAACACCGCGCCAGCCTTAGCGCCGACCAGCGCACCACCAAAACCGCCACCTGCGCCAACCACCGCCTGAGTGGTGGCCTGCGCCTTCTCGTGGGCGGGCAGATCGCCTTGCTGGATGTCCCATACCTCTTTGGCCCCTACGCCCAAAGCCACCACGCCCGCACCGCGCGCCACGAGACCACCCACGCCCATGCCCCTCGCGGCACCCGCTGCACCAGCGGCTCCAGCAGCACCCCGCGATACGGCCGCGGCCCCCGCGCCGCCCCGAAGCATGCCCACGACCGTGGCGGCCGCCGCGGCGGCTGCCAGGGCGTTCAGGGAGTGCGTCGCGGTCACCAGTGCCTGGGCGAGCGCGGGGTACTTTTCGCCATAGTCCGCGAGCTTGCCGGCCACTTCGCCAACCGTGCCAGCCAACCCCTTGAAGCCGTCCTGCTCGGCAAATAAGGCTTCATTCTTCGCGCGCTCGACCTGGTAGGACGGCGTTGAGGCGATCAGTTGATGGTTGGTTTCCCCGGTGCCGGCCGATTCACTGTAGGCAACACGATCGACTCTTTTGACGTAGTCGAGGTTGTTCATAGTGCCTAGCATGCCCATCAGAGCTTGGCGATCGGGAAGGAGTTCCGACACCACAGAACCCTGAAGCAAATCAGCTTTAGCCTGCAACAACGCATCCTTCTCGCCTTTGTCGGTCGTCGCCTGGATTCGCCCTTGTAGCTTCTGATACTCCTTGTTGTTCCCCATGATCCGCTCGACGATCCCCACGGAGGCATACATGGGATTGATCCCCTTTTCCAAAGCAGCGCTGAATGTGCCAGCTATGTCGATACTCTTTCCGGGCTCGATCTCAATTTTTTTCGCGGTGTTTGCCAAGTCTTTACTAGACAGTTTGGCGAGCCAGTTGACGACATTATTTCCCGCCTCATCCTGAGTTCCCGCCGTGATCATCGCACCTTGGTTCACGGCGACCAGAGAGGAAAAGTCCTTCATCCCGTGCATACCTACCGCGCGAGCTGCTGCCATCTGCTGCGGCAGCCAGCGCGCCATATCCTTAATTTCGAAGCCACCTTCCTGCCCTGCCTTAATGGCCATGTCCATGGCGTGCGGGATGTCCTCCTCGGAAATGTCAAACGTCGGCATGCGGTTGGCCATCTTTGCCAGATCGGTCGGATCTGCGCCCGTGGCGACGGCATTCCTTTGAATAGTGGGCAAAATTCGCATGGCTGAACTCTGGCTAAGTGCGCCGGCCGCAAGCATCGTGTCCAGTGCCAAGGCGGCCTGGTCCTGACTCCCTCCACCCACACGCACCGCGTTGCGGATTGCCGCGTCAAGCTCACCCATGCCGCGCTGGCGACCCGCGAGGTCCCGGTCCGCGAAGGCCGTATTCGACATCTCGGCCAGGCGACGGTCGTAACTCATGGTGCGGTTCAGCGGCTGGGCAAGCATGTATCCGCCTGCGACCACGCCACCGGCAACCGCCTGATAGGCCTGCATGCCGCGAGAGGCCAGCGAGAATCCGCTCATGAAGCGGCCTTGCTGCTGAGTCGTGGTCTGCATCTCCTGACGCAGCGCCTGGACGCGTTGCTGCATGCTGCTAAATGCCCGACCTTGTTCGTTGGCCGTCAGCCGGCCGCTGCGCGCGAGGCGCTCGTAGGCGGCCTCTGTAAGAGAAATCTCTCTGCGGATCCGCGTCTCGGAGCGGATGCCCAGCCGCTCCCGGTCTTGCGCCATGCGTTCAGACGCGGTGCGCCCGCGCATGGCGGCGCGCTCCTGCGCCTGCGCGGTCTGATCCGCCACCTGGACGGAACGCCGCCCGGTGCGCTCAGTCTCGCGCTCGACGGCACGGTTGATCTGTCGGAGTTTTTCAGTGGCGCCACGGTCTTCGGTCGTGGCGACCAGGGCAAGGCGTAGGTCGCGGCCGGTCATGTTTTTTCGGGCTTCGTGGTGGGAGGCCGGCGGCGCAAGCTGGTGATCCTGGCTCCCTTTTCGGAGCGTCCGGCGCCTCGCCGGCCTGGAGGATTAAGGAGCTGGCCAACCGCTTTGAGCGTGCCGGCCAGCTCGGGGAAGGTCATGCGCCGGACACGTCGCTCGCTGTAGCCGTGCTTTCCAAGGAGGGCGACGGCTTGCCGATAGTGGGCGAGCTCGCGCTCGATAGCCTGAGCTTTTTTTTAAGCTCAGACTGGGCGAGCATGAGGACGTCGAAGTCATCGTCGACCAGGTTCTCGGCCAGGAAGGCGTAGGTCAGCGCGTCCTTGGGGATGTCACCCAAGCGCATGAGCGCGCGGGCAAGCATGGCGCAACTGAGCCGCATGCCGTTTTCCGGACCCACTTCCATCAACGCGGCGATGTTGTCGCCCGCGGTGAATAGGCGCAGCTCGAATTCGACATGGTCCTGGCCGTCAAACTCGACGCCGAAGCTCAGTTTCCCCGTGATCGTCTTGGCGCTCATTCTTCCACCTTCCGTGTGGCGAACATGGTGATATCGCGGCGCGCTTCATTGTCGACGTTGTAGCTTTCGCCGACCTCCTCGGTGCAGCAGTCCAGGTAGCTGACGCGCTTGCCGCCTTCGCTGGCCGGGAATATCGTCAACTTGGCGCCCAGGATCTCGTCCCAGCTCATGTCACCCGAGAGCGGAATCACCACGGTCACGCGCAGCGCATAGGTGACGATGCCCAGCGCGTAGCCCTTGACGCGGCGATCGCGGTTCATGGTCTTGACCGGCTTGACGCCGGTATTCGTGGTGGGATCGACGGACACCACCTCGATTTCCTTGCCATCGACTTCCAGGACCATCGCCCCGGCGAATTCTTCCAATGCCATTGCGGCTCTCCTTGTTGATTACAGAAGCAGGTCAATGCGGCCGGCGAAGATGTGCAGGCCATTGACGACGTCCACCGGGATGCGGGCGTTCAGACGGTTTACGTCCTGGCTGTCGCGCTCGACCAACAGCCATTGCTGGTTATTCTGCACGTCCTCGACGATCTCCAGTTCTTCCAGCTTGAGCAACACGTCCAGCAGTTCCGAGCGCACCTTGGGCGGCGTTTTGGCGGACAGCTTTTCGCGAGGGAAACGCAGCTCGATCCGCTCACGGCACGCCTTGCGCACGTAGTGCAAGGTGCGCATCGTGGTCAGGTCCAGAAGGGCCACATCATCCACGCCAGCCGGATTGACGGTGTACGTGGTGATGGCGCGCACGATCTGCACCTTGTCGCCCGGCCCCACCTCGAACGGCGTCACCCCGTTGTATAGGGCGTTCTCCTGCTCAACCCGGCCCGGGCGGGCGGTGATCGGCGTGACGTCCAGACCAACGATCGGCAGCGTGTTCAGCGGACGTGCCGGGTCTTCCTCGCTGGCCACGACCGAGGCATAACCGGCGGCGATCTCGGCCGCAGACCGCACGGAGCCGTTGTGCCAGCCCAGCGATATCAGGCCCGAATTGATCGAGTCGGCCAGCGTGGACGCTGCAGACAAGGTCCCGCCGGTGCCGGCGACACCAATGGCATCGCGCTGCTCAAACGGATGGCCCACGGCGTCCAGATGAGTGCGCAGGGCCGTCAGCGCCTCGGCCGTGGCAAAGGGTGAGACCACGATGTTGTGCCCCGCCGCGAACACCGCGGCCAGGGCGGGTCCCAGATCGGGATCGTTCTGGCCTTCGGCCATCGCCGTGATGGTTGCGCCTGCGCCCGAGGCTCGGACCGAGGTGGACAGGATGATGCCGTTGCCAGATGCGCCCTTGTGCTTGGCAGTCAGCGTCACTTCGCCCTGCGCGGCGCTTGCGCTCACGGGCAGTTCGGGCTTTGCCGCAATCGCGGCGACCAGCTTGGCGGCGATCTGTGCGGCTGTGGCGCCGTTGTCGATGGCGATATCCACGCGCTGGCCCGCAATGGTCAGGGACATGGCGCCCACTGCGCTGGCAGGCCCCGTCACGGTCACTTTGCCGGTTGCAGCCACGCCGGCCGCGGCATCATCCAAGGCGATGACGGTCAGTTGCGCGTAGGCGTTGGCGGTGATGGCGGCTTTGGCCATGAGGTGAGCGATGGAGCCGTATCCAAAGTGGACCGCCGCATCGATGTCCGAGAAAACGTCCACGGGTTCCAGGGCGCCGATAGTGGAGCCTGCCACGCTCGCCAGGCGCTGACCCACCAGCAGGATCTTCTGCGGGTTGCCGGGCAGCGTGCGCACCGCCAGCTTGGTGTTGAACTCGAAATATTTGCCGGGCTTGCGCACGCTCGACGGAATCTGGTCAAAAGAGATGTTGGGGCTCGCCATGACGATCAGGCTCCTTTCTTGGACGAGGGTTTGCGGGATTGGGCCGTGGCGGGTGCCTCAGCCGGGGCTTCGTGATGCGGCTTGACGCTCTGTACCAGTTCACCCGACTGGATGCGACGCAGGTAGTAGGCCGTGGCGGGCACCTGGACCGACGCGGTGCCGGTGATGTAGGACCGGGGCTTGTTCTCGCGCGGGACCTTCAAGCCTGGCGCGGCAACCACAGTCAGCATGGGACTTTGGTTCATTCATCTTCCTTTTTAAATTGGACAATGTCGGTAGCGTCCGGCTGGTCTTTCATAGGCGTCAGGTGATGGTGCAAGTGGACACTCAGCAGGTCCGGATCTGCACCGCTGCGCGCGGCCGGTGGGTAAGCGTCGAAGATGGCGTCATCGCCCTGGGCTGGACCGCCGCCTTCGCCCCGAGACGGGAAACGCTGTTTCGGCAACGCCTCTTCAATCCAGTCGGTCTCGAACTCCACCGCGTACACCGTGACCGGCTTGCCCTGCAGTTGGGTGTTGAACAAGGTTCGGGCTCGGCCCGGTCGCAGCGGATTGATGCGCAGCGTGGCGTCCTGATCAGTCAGTTCCTGGCCGATCAGCAGACGACGAACCGCCCAGGCCAACGCATTGGCGCCGATCTCGCTCGGGCGGCCTGTGCCGTGACGAGCAGCCGCGTCGCTGCGGATGCTGGTCTGCCCGATCATGACTACGAACTTTCCAGTTGCGACCCACTTCTGCTGCGATGTGCTGTACGGCTTGGTGCCCAGGATGCCGCCAAACGTCACCCATGCGGCGGGCATGGCCGCCGCGATGCGCGCCAGATCGTCGTCCATTTCACCGCTGTAGGTTGTTACGCCTTTGACCAGGCCGCGCAGGCCCGCCGCTAGACGCGCAGACATGGCCAGCTCGATCCGGGTATAGATATCGCGGGGCACCACGGGGCTCATGGGAAGTCCCTCAGCGCATCGGCCAGCACGGACGAGCGTGCAACGAACTGCACACCATCTCGAAACTCGGTGACTTCTCCCGCTGCGTCGGCACCCAGCTTCACCTTGCCGTCGGCGATCATGCCCAGCAGCTTGATCGCGTCCTTGTGGCGATCGCGCCCTTCATCGGAGACCAACCGCCCACCGACCCCCATCAGCCGGTACCGCGCCAGGTCGCAGGCCACGCCGATCAGAATTCGGGGCACCGGCGAGAACGGCTTGGGATAGCGCGAGGCGACATAGCCGTCGATTTCGGCCGAGGCCCGATCCAGCGCACGACCGAGCGCGGCCATGTCGATCACGCCAGGCGAGGCCGGCGTATCGGTCAGGCGGATCAGCTCCTCCTCGCCGAACGAGTCGATCATGTCCTGTGTGGTGGCGTACAACAAAGCGGGCTCCTTGGGCAGTGAGACTGAATCAGGTCGGCTTCGCCGGCGTGGACTTCTTGGCCGCGACTTTGCGTGGCGCGGCGGCTTTCTTGCCGGCTTTCTGTCCGACCTTGCTCCCCACCTTCGGCGGGCTCATGGCAGGCGGCGTGGCGGCAGACGGTTCAGTCGCAGGCTCATTCGGAGGCTCTGCGGGCGGTTGGATCGGGGTGCCAGGGGGCATTGCCAGTTCTGACTTGAGTTGTTCGGAATCGGGTATCACAAGCACAGGTGCAGCCGGCACGGCCGGAGCAGCGGCTTGTTCGACACCTGGCGCCGGGCTCAAGTAGCCGGATCTGACCAGGTCGTCGGCAACCGAGGTGTCCAGTTCGACCGACTCCGATCCGGGGCGGTACAGCTTGCCGCCGGCCTTGATCGGTTGCAGTACGGTGTACAGAGGCATTGCAGGCTCCTTTTCGGGGAAAGCCCTCCGGGCCCGGCCCGGAGGGCGCAGGGGCTTACTTGGCGCCCGCGTCTTCGATCAGGTAGCCAGCGGCCATGCCGGAGAGCACCGGAGCGTTGTCATCGGACACGCCGTAGATCCAGCTCTTGGCGTTGTCGTCCCAGTACGGCGCCTCGACGGCCGGATGGCCCTCGATCTGGTAGGTGTAGCCAAAGCTCGGCTCCTCGGCGTTGGCAACTTCATTGCCGGACACGTAACCCAGCCATACCGCCGTGCGCCAGACGTCCGTGAAAGCGTCACTGGCGCCCGTCACCGCGCGGGCGTTGCCCACGACGATCTCCTCGATGTCCCAGAGCTGTTGCAACATCTGGATGGTGATTGCCTGCGCGGACGTGTACTTGAAACGCTCAATGATCTTGGGATGAGCTTTGACGGCCGCCAGAGCTTTGCGACTGATCATCAGGCGGTTCGGCTCCAGGCCGATGCTGTCGGCGATGGCTTCCTTGGCCGTCTCCACGTCGCCGGTCGGATCCGAGTCGGGCGAGGTCCAACGATCCGCACCGGCCAGCTTGACCTTGTGATCGTTGTCGTAGTTGGCCGCGTTCAAGGCGATCTGCGCACACTCGGCCTCGTGCGAGAGCGAGGTCACGCGCAGCACCAGGTTCACCGCGCGGGTGGCCAGGTCGATGCCGGGCACCTGGGTGGCATCGCGCATCAGTTCCCGCGGCACCTTGGCTTCCAGCCCCGAGGGAATAATGACGTACGGCTTGCCGGCATAGCCGAAGTCGACTCGCCGGGTGGCTGAACCCGGCGCGCGCTTGGTGTTCAGCAGGCGGAACGCCTCCTTGCCGAACTCGATCACTTGGCCGCCGTAGGTTCCCACCGGCGCGATGGGAAACAGACGACGACCAATGAGACCAACCTGGCGATAGCCCAGGGCGTGGGTGGACAGGATCGGGTCAACGACGCGGGCCTGGCGGGAATTCATGTTCATGGTGTGGTCCTTCAATGCGAAAAGGGAAGATGGCCAGGCCGCGCGGCGGCCCGAGCGTTGCGTTACGCGGCGTCCGCGCCCTGGATCAGCAGCACCTCGATCCGTTCGCCCACCGCGCCGGCCTGCAGCGCGATGGCAACCAGGACGCCGGCCGTGCGCGGCACCGCGCCGCCCGTGGCGCCCACTTGGAGGCGCTGACCCTTGGTGATGGCGGCCTCGGCCACGACGGTGGACGTGCCCAGCACGTCATAGGGCAAGTACTCACCCGTGTTGGCATCGGTGCAGGCAATCCCGTCGGCGGCAGCGCCCGCAGCAGCGACGGTGCCGGCAAGCGTGACAAAGCGGCCGGCCTGGATGACGCCTGCGGCCACCAGCGACAAGGTCAGAAGGGAAATCTTTTGCGACATGGAAAACTCCTTGCGTTGAGCGTTTGGGGATAGAGCGGGCCGTGATCAGCCGCCGCAGGCCTTGACGGCGTCGACCCAGCCGATGCCCGGATTCTTCTGCTGGTACTGCGTGGCGCGCGTGTGCAGGTCGGCCCGGTTCTGGTCGATCACGCTGCCGGCCGGTGCCGCAAAGCTGACCGCGGCGCCCAGATCACCGTTGCCGCCCGACTTCTCTCGGTAATCGATGCGGCTGGGCAGCGCCGCCAGCAGATCGCGCAGAACGTCGCCCGCAGGCTTCTTGACTTCGGTGCCGGCCTGGCTGAACGACAGCGGCGCGTCCTTGTTTTGTGCCAGCAGCAGTTCCACCACGGGCTGCACTTCGGTCGGCAGTAACTTGCCGGCCTCCTCCAAGCCTTGGGCGAACTGCACCGCCTCGGTGCGCTCTTCTTCGGCCTTGCGACGATTGAGGTCAGCTTCGTCCAGCGCAATCTTCTGCGCGCGGGTGTTGAGGTCTTGCTCGCGCTGAGCGAGCTCGTCTTTCTGACGCTGCAGCTCTTCGGCGGTCGGTTCCATTTGGGGGGACTCCTTGGGATGATCCGCATCGGATGCGGGGTACGAGAAACACAGCGCCTGGCTGTCGGCGGCGAACTTGACCGCCGGCAGGCCCACGACGGCGGGTGGCATGGCGCCAAGCCAGCCGACGTGCTTGAGGTACTTTCTGCCAGGCTTGGGATTGCCTGGCGTGTCGGCCAGGTAGAAGGACGCGGAACGGTTGGGAAAACGTCCCTCGTTGACCATCTGCGCGAAATTCAGCTCGACCTGTTCCGACTCGATGACGAGATAGTCGCCATCGACGGTCAGGTGCTTGACCCAGCCCCAAGCGGGGTGGTCCATGTCGGGATGCCCAATCACATGCGGCGCACGCGATAGCGCGGGCTCATAGCTGTCCGCGATTTCCTCCAGGTCCGCGACCGTGATGGTGACGCGGCGGCCGTCGCTGCTCGTATGCGTGCCGGCACGGAAGATGGGAATGCGGGGCTGGGCGAAGGTGGCGGTTTGCGAGGTCATGCCGCCATGGTGGCGGGCCGAAGCGCAAACGTATTTTGAACAGGGGCAAAACTTTTTATGAAGGGACCGAGCACACGACGCCCGCGCCGCTCCCACTTGTCGCCCGACCCATCAATTGCCGATGCCCCGCCAAGGGGTCAGGATCGCTTTATAAAGCGGCCCTACGCGGATTCGAGTACATCGGGCGCTCTGGACCAAGAAAACGCCTCAGAGGCCCGATTTTCGAATTCAGTCGATCACCGATCGCAGATAGCGCTGGCCAACGAGTTCCAGCTCCAGGTTGTCGTCCTCAGTGAGCGCCAGAAATGGGCGTGCCGGAAACGTGGAGCCCGGATGATTCACTTTGGCGTAAAAGCCGCCGTTAAAGCGCAGCGCCTTGGCATCGCGGGGCCGAATGACATGGGCACTGGTCCTGCCGCCTTCCTGCAGGATCCGGGCGTAGACGACATTGGTGCCCACCATGGCCGAGCGCGAATCAAAGAATGGCGTGATCGAGTTGCGCAGCCGGCCCGTGCGCTTGAGCGTGGCGGGCTCGCGCCGATCAGGCGCCAGGCCCAACCATCTGGGGCGCCCGCCTTGCTCGAAGTTTTCTTCGACGGCATCCAGCATGACGAAGGCCACCTCGCGCATAAGCGGAGTTGCGTCCTTTATGCCACGCTCCAGCGCGGAGAAGGCTTGCGAGACGGCCTGGGAGATTACGGTGATCTTGTGCATTGGCTATACTGGTTTCGCTGCTGTGACGACAGAAAGCCGCCGGGCTGTTCGCTGGGGCCATACATGCATGGCCGCTACATGAGGGACACTCCATAAGGGAAACCGAGCTGGAGAATGGCGCCCCTCCACAGCAGCACCTCATTCCTCTTCCAGGCCACCGTCAATCAAGCGGTAGCGCCTGGACTCCAGATCCCCGACCTTGACCTTGCCTGCCGTGCGCACCGCGTTGGCGGTGATGGCTTCGCGCCCCGTGGCGGTCCGAATGCGCGCCGTCCAGTTCACTCGCACAATGGCCTTATCCGCATCTTGGCCGCTTTGGCGCAGAACGTACACAAGCGCCGGATCCTCCAGATCCCAGAACACCGCCTGCGCACCGGCCAATCTGGCGGGTAGCTCCAGCATGTCGGCACGGGAGATCGCCGCACCGCGGCCCTTTTTCGTCTCGCGCGCCAGGTGCAGCAGCTCCACGTCGCGAATGGCGAGCGCTGAACTGACCAGGTCAACCTCCATATCCTTGAGCGCCTGCACCACCTTTGGCGTGACCGTACCCAGGACGCGATAGGCATTGGTTGAGCGGCCGCTGATGAGCACCTCCTGTGCCCACTGCCGGTATGCCTGTGCCAAGGGTGCCTGCAGGCGCGGATCGCCCGCCATGACACCCGCGGCCAGTGCAGGCTCCGCCGCCTCCAGCTTGTGGCCCAACGTCTCGGCCAAGCTGGACCTGGACCACGCGGCAAGGTCCGGACGTCGTCCAAAGCCAGGATCCGGCACCATGCGAATGCCAGTTGTCGGGTCGGTGAACATTGTGGCCGGCCGAGTCGATCTCCCCACCGGCTGCTCGATTTCCTCCAACAGGCCCTCGCTTGTCAGCACGTCCAAGCCTCGCCGCTCGATGTCCCGCTCGCGTAACGCCCGTACGCCGCATCGGCAGTTAAAGCCGCAGGGCGGAAAGTGGCTGTTCCAGAAAGGGTCATCAAACCGGAAGATCTTGCCGTGCAGCGCTGCGTGGCTTGGGCGAGTCTTGCTGTCCATGACCGCCACGTACTGCCAGTACGGGGCGATATCGGTCATCTCAGAAAGCTGCTTGTAGCGGCCCGCCATGAGCGCCGTCTGAGTGTTGGTCCGGAAAATCGTCTGCAGCCGATGCGGCGGTAGGTTCGCCGCCACTTCGGCCGATTCGGGATCCGCGTGCAAACCACGCCCGACCTTGGTCCAGCCCTTGGCGGCGAGCGCAGTCCGGACTTCATCCCTGAACTGGCCGTAGGTGCCGCCATCGGCCAGGCGGCGATCGAGCGACCCCTTGATGTCTTGCAGCACGTCCAGGCGGGCAATGCCCGTCACAGTGAACGCGCGCTCGCGGGCCGCGTCCCACGCGTCAATGGCATTGCGGCTAATCTGATAGCCGCGCCCCTTGAAGTACTCGATGGCGTCCGTAGGCGGCAGGCCCATCGCGTAGGCAAGATCCGGCGCGCTAGGCATCTGCACTTGCCTGCTGGCTGACCTGGCCCCAGAGATCCGCCACGAAGATCGCACGCGCCAGGCGCTCGCCCAGTTGCGCGTCGGTCATGTTGGGAATGGCTTGCAGCAGTAATTGCGCCGCCTGCTCGGGCGAGTCGCCCTGCATCAGCGCGCGCACGGCCGGCCCAATCATCGCATCGACCTCGGCGGCGATCTTGTCGCCGGGTAGCGCATCCAGCGCCTTGTCCAGCCGCGCCTGGGCGGCGATGGTGGGCGCCAGCGAAGGATCAGCACGGCCCGTTGTGCCAGGTGCAGCAAATGCCACTGCGCCGGGATTCGGCCCGGGACCGTTGCCCAGTTCCCAGTCGCCGCCGTAGGTGTTGCGCACGTATGACAGCGTGGGCCGAAAGCCGGTCGTGCGCGAGACGATCTCATCGCGTTCGGCCCGGATCTTCAGGTCTTCGGGTTCCTCAACCTCGCGGAATACGCGCGGGGGCTGCGCGGATGGGAAGTTCCATGCCGTGAGCCAACGGGCCGGCCCCAGGTTGAACGACTCGCAAACGAGATCTGCATCGGCCTTGATCAGGTCGCGCCGCACATCGCCCTGCAACGCGTCATTGCCCAGGCGTCCCGGCGTGCCCTGAGAGCTGGCCGTCTGACCAAGCGTCACCTTAGCCATGGTGGCGTCCATGGTGTCGTGCAGCGCCTTGTAATCGGCCGCGCCGGAGCGGGCCGCTTCGATCAGCTCCAGGTCCATGCCCTTGGGAAGGATGGCGGCCGAGTCGGTGCCCAGCGCCGCCGCCGCCGCGAGCAACTTGCTTTTGTCCGCAGGCGATGCGGTCTGCGGATCGTATTTGCCCACACGGGTGGGCTGGGCGAACTTGTCCAGGAAGGTCAACCAAAAGCGAATGTCCTGGCGCTTGAAGAACACCGGCCAGTACAGCCAGTGCGCCAGGCCCAGGCCATAGGGTTCGTCGTCATTGTCGGCGCCCGTGGCGAAGTGCCAGAAGTACGGGTCGCTGGCCAGCTCCCCCTGCAGCATGTCCTGCGGCGTGAGCAGGCGCAGCTTGCAATCGGCGTCAAACCGGAACCGGCGCCGGTTGCGCACCTGGATCTTGTCCAGGGCGACTCGCCCATCCCGGCGCGTGTACATGATCTCGGACACGGCGTATCCGTAGAACACCCCGAAGAGCATCAGGTTGGTGGCACGGTCCCAGCCAACCAGGTTCAGATCATCGCGCAACGCATCGGCGGCGCGCACGTCGATCGCGGCATCGCTGGCCGGCTCGACCCGCCAGTTGCATTGGGTGACGGCCAGTTGACGCTGTGCGAAAACGCTTTTTACCTGCGGGTCGGAATAGACCGACTCGTACAGTGCGAGGTTGTTCTGTGAGCGTGAACGCAGCACGGAATCGGTGATCTGCAGCAACGGGCCGACATAGCCGCGGGTGATGTCGCGGCCATCGCCGATCGTGGCGATCTCGCGATGCGGTTCCGGCGTGGCCGGGGCTTGAGGGCTGCTTGCGCCCAGGGTCTTTCGCTTGGTTGCCACGTTCTAGAAACCTCCAAAATCCACGCCGCCTGCCACGGTGCCAAAGCCCGTGTCCAGGAACTGCTGACCCCAGGGCGTGAGGTCGGCGGCGCCCGCGCTATCGCGCTGCCCGGCGCTTTGGTATTCGATGATCTGCTCGCCATCCTTGGCCGCGTACATGGCGAGGAATAGCGCCCACGTGCGGTCCGCGTGTCCGGCCGCATCGGAGTCCGCCACAAAGCGCGGGGCGCCCGTCGGGCTGGAGACCTTCTGCAGCTTGTGCAGGTCGGCCCTGAGTGCCGTGTCGCCCAAGGGAATGCGGACCAGGCGGTCGTCAAAGCCTTCCTTGCCAATGGTGGCCAGCAGCAGCTTGGATGCGGAGGTAAAGATCACGCCCTCGACGCGGTCCTCGCCGTGGTCGGCTTTGGCGTCCTCGACGGGCTTCTCGCCCATGCCGGTCTGGTCCATACAGCACCGCGCCACCCGGTAACGCTGGAAGACGCCCGCCAGCAGCTCGTCCTGCTCGGAGAACTTGGCGCGCTTGCGCGTGATCACTTCGCGCACCCAGAGAATGTCGCCGACGAGTTCCAGCACCACGATCACGAACAGGTCGCTGCGTATGCCAATGTCCACGCCCACGTAGCAGATGCCGCCGGCGTAGTTTTCGGGGATGCCCGCGCGGTCGTGCTCGACGCCGTCGATCAGCTCATAGGAAAGCCAGGCGCTCGCTTCATCGAGCCACTTGAGCTCGAATTCCTGCGCCCACGCATCATCGTCATTCAGCGCCGCGCGCATTTCGTCGACGTTGCGCGGCAGGCCATCGCGCACGGCGCGATAGATGTCGACGACGTGCCGAGACCAGATCGTCTCCAGCTTCTTGTCCGTCATCAACTCGTAAAACTTGTTGCCCTTGCCGTTGGGCGTGGACGTGATACGCAGCTTGTAGCCGTTGGAGATGACCGGAAAGAGCGCCGTCCAGATCTTGCGGCTGTCGGCATGGAACGCGAATTCGTCCAGGAACACATTGGCGGAAAAGCCGCGCGCGGTATCTGGGTTGGCCGGCAGCGCCGTGATCTTGGAGCCGCCCGGCAGCACCACATCCAGCATCGTGTAGCGATCGCCATTGGTTCCCCGGAACTCGCCCTCGATCTCCTTGGCGGCCAGTCGGTAGGCCTTGGCGTGCTTCTTGACGCCTTCCTCGATCGCCTCCTTGGCCTGGCGTTCGCCGCGCGACAGGATCACCCAGCGCGTGCGCCCACCCGCCGCCTCGGTCTCAAAGCAGTCATCCACCAGTTCCAAGGTCGAGGTGAACGTCTTGCCCGTCTGGCGGGCGAACATCCCAATCTTGAACCGGCTGCGGTCCATGAACCAGCCGCGCTGGTAGGGCATGAGCGGGACGGCGGCGCCCATCAGGCGACGATCCCATAGATTTCCTGGCGAATGCTCGCCAGGGTTTCCGGCGTCAGGGCGCCGCTCTTATTCATCTGCTCCAGCTTCTGGTTCTGCTCGCGAATCAGGCGCTCCTGAGCCGCCTTCTCCACAGCCTGGCGCTCGCGCACGCTCATTGTGCGCGCCTCCATGGCAGCCTTGGCAGCGCGCGCCAGGGATGCCACCTCCTTGATGGAAACCTCCTTGTCCGAGTCGTGCGCAGCCAAGGCGGCATTGGTCGCCAGGGTCGTGACGGCCTGCGCCAACAGGGCGCCGGCACGGTCGCCCACGCCTTCGCCCAGTTCGCCGATCATGGCGGCCGCGCCTGCTTCGATCTCGCGCATGCGACCCGTCAGCTCGTCGAAGTTGGCCTTGTAGCGATGCAGGCTGGAGCGGCTTGGCGCCTGCGCCTCCGGAAAGGCCGCGCGCAGATCGTCGATCAGCTCATCCAGGGTCAATCGATCTTCGCGCAAACGCCGTTCCAGGTGCTGGCGCACCTCGGAGGGCAAGCGCTTGATGCTGGATTTACGGGCCATGTCACGCCGCTCCCGGTCGCTTCACGCCCGGGACCGTGGTACGGCCGGTGGCCACGTCCTGGCCGCGTTCGCGCAGCGCGGCCACCAGAACGGTGTCCAGGTCTTCGATGCTGAGCAGGCCTTGCTCCTCCAGCCAGCGCAGCTCGGTCTTGACCTGGTCGCGCGTCATGGCGTGGCCATAGCGCTCCAGCGCGATCGCCAGCACAGAGCTGTTGGCGCGATAGGACGGCATCTCGGCCAGCAGGCGCAGCAGCACCAGCCGCTGGTCATGCCGCAGAAAATCGGAAAAGGTCTTGCTCATCGGGCCGTTCTCACTTTTGGTTCAACAAGTAGTCATTGATGCGATCGACCGCGCGCACCAAAGGGCTGATCGATTCGCGCATGCCGTCCAGGCTCGCCTTGACGGCCTTCATTTCACCGGCCAGTTCGTTGACCAGCCCCTGATCGGGCAGGTGGCGCATCTGCTCCTCCAAGGTCGTGACGCGGCCCTTGAGCTTGACGACCTCCTCGGCATTGGCCGAATCGCGCCGCGCCATGTAGGCGTACACGCCGGCCGCGCCGGTGACGAGCCATTGCAGGAACGGCAAGATGGGTTTGAGCTCTTCCATCAGCGCAAGGTCTCCGAGGGGCGGTTCAGGTAATCGACCAGGTCAACCAGGCGGCCGGCGCATTGGCCGTACAGGTCATACATCTCTTTCAACGCCATGGCCGCAGCTTCCGGCGAGTCATCGGCTTGGCCCACTGGTGGCGGGCAGCGTGCCGCGTATTCCGCCGGCAGCGAGGGCGGCAGCGCGGTCGCGGGCCTCGGCAAGGATCCGCATGCTGTCAGCGTCAAAACGGCACAGCACAGGGCTATTGCCGCGGTTGCTCTTGAGCGCATTCTTGAGCTCCAGGGTCGATTTCGAGTTTTGGCCTTCTAGGCCTGCGAGCGCGGTGCGCATCTCCTTGCTTGCCTGGGTGCTGTCGTGCAGCCCCCGGACCACGGCGGTAAGCGAGGTTTCCGCGCGGGTGCGCGCGTCGCGGTCCCACTCAGCGCGCACCTCCAGCCGGCCACGGTCATAGCCGCGGCTATCGCCCCAAAGCCAGGCGAGCATTGCGGCGCACAGCACGGCTGCGACACTCCAGGCGATCTGCCTCATGGGCATATCCCAGGCCCCCAGCCCGCCGCCACATAGGCCGGCTGGTGCCGTCGAATTATCAGACCGGGATAGGCACGGTTTTCGCGCCAGTTCGCCGCCGAGCGCCCCGCATTGACGCGCTCGACCGATCCGAACCAAACCAGCGGATCGAGCCCCTGACTCGACGCCAGCTTCTTGTCGCGGTTCACCCAGCCCAGGCCGCCGTTATAGGCGGATAGGGAGAACGCCCAGCGCTCGCAGGCGCTGGCGGCTCGGATGCGCTCGTACAACCACAGGTCATAGGTGATGAGCGCCCGCATGGCCCACGACGGGCTGTAGGGCTCATTGCTGGCCAGGTCCGGCACCAGGCCCGAGATCCAGTCGGCGGTCGCCGGCATGAATTGGGCCATGCCCTGCGCGCCCACTGGCGAACGCGCGTCCGCACGCCAGCGGCTTTCTTGATGGATCTGCGCGGCAAAGAGTGCGACCGGCGCGTCCAGACCGATCAAGGCGCGGGCGTTGCGCGTGAGCTCGGCACGGTGTTTGAGCGCGGTCGTTGGCACCTCGGTGGCTGCTGCCGGCTGCGGTGCGCACGCCGACACCGCCAATGCCAAAGCCGCGCTCCAGGCACGAAAGAGGCGGCGTGCCATCACAGCCCCAGGGCCACGCCAATCACCACGCCCGCCACGATGATGGCGCGGCGGATCGTCGCCAGTACGAACGGCCACATGTAGCCATCGGCAATGGGATAGTCGACGGGCTGCATGCCCGCACGGCCGCAGCGCCAATCGGTCACGAGATAGCTGTCGGGTCGTGCGTAGGGGAACAGAGCGCGGTCGAGCCAGTACGCGGCGACCGCCGCCAGGCTAATGAGGGAGAGCTTGTAGACCACAACCGGCATCTGGGCCGGCGACACGATCATGATCGCCAATGCGAGCAGAATGGCCAGGACGATGAATGTCGTCAGGCGCGGCAGCAACAGGCGATAAAGCGGCGGGGAATCGGGAAAGGTGCGGGACATGCGACGCTCCGGTGGTTGATGTCGGTATGAGTCGCCATTCTTGGCGAACCGACCCGGAGCGTCTTTTGAACGCGGGCAAAACTATCTGGGCGCTAACGCCCAGTCGAGGAGAACGCAAGCGCCGCGCGGCACTCCGTCTGTTTCATTGATGCGGCCTGACCCAACGCCAATGCGGCGTCGGCCGAACTGCTGAGAAGGTATTCAACCTGCATTCGCACCACGATTACAGCATCGCGACAAGACCAAAGCGTCGGACCGATTTTTTGTCCTGCTTGACTTTCACGATCTGGCCAAGCCGATTCTGCTGTTCGCATCGGAGAAAGGACCTCTTTCTGCATGTCCAGCTTCGTGCCCTCTGATTCGATAAGGCTCGCCGAACCCACGATGATGGCCAGCGATCCTCGCGCTAGTAAGAATCCTGGCTGGTTATTGGCAGTGAACTCACTACCAAGAACCTTTTCCCCCGCGACGGCCAACAGCTGGTCCGCTGGCTGTATACGTTGTGGATCAGCCAACGCTATGGGTGAGCTTGAGGTCGCGAGTGCGAATCCAGCCACTGCGAAAGCGAGTAATTTGAATTTGGTCAGAGTCATCTCGTCACCTGAAAAGCGTTTTGTTACCTAGAGGTTAAAAGAAACGTCCGAGGACGAAGCCGAGGACCACTCCCCCCGCCAACCAATGCCAGGTAAACAAGCGGGAGGGAACTGGCGCAGAGATCATCGGGGCGGGGGCTTTCGGCCCATTACCGAGACTTGCTTCCGTCACTGAGGCATGGGGAGCAGGTGCGGCGGCTTTCGGCGGAGACCAGTCATGCGCAAATCCCAGCGTCACCTTAAGCTGGTCTGTTGTCAGCAGCTTGAGCTGGCTCGTGCCGAAGTTCCGGCTACAAAAGAGCTCGACCTCCGGCCGATTGTCCTTCTCTGAGGCGACCCGCAGCACTTTCGCAACGAGCCCTCGCATAAGGCTCTCCTCTCTTCGCTGCTGCAGGTGATCCTTCAGCACTGCCTCGGCCACCTGGAACTGGTTGCGGGTGAGTTCATGAACGGTTGTCACGCCGAGCTTGGCGTGGACGATCCGCCAAACATCCCATGCCTCGTCATCAAACTCGTCGGTAATGGTTCTGACCATTTGATGAAGGGCCTTTCGTTGCGCGGGCACCAAACTGCCCCCGTCATCTTGGCTTCCCGATACCGAGCCGAAGTTGAAATTGACGATATCTCCAGCCGTAGCCTGACCAACCTGACCACGAAAAATCTGATTCTCCACCGCTACTTCCTCTTTTTGCTCCCGCCCATATTGATAGTGACCTGATCCTGTGGGGCATCGACGTACTGCCCAACCTGTCCGTGGAAGACTTGCGAGACCTTTTTCCGCGGAATCTCAGCAGGTGCTTGACCGGCGGTAAGCAGTACAGCCAGGGCAGAATTCCGCACCGCTTGCGGCGCCGCGCGGTAAGTGTCGAGGAGCAGCTGCTCATCCGCAGGAAGACTAGCGCCTCGGCGACCGGTGAGAACGTACAGCACATCAACTCCTGCGTTGGCTACGAGCGCCAAGTAGGTGCTGTCCGGGGCGCGATCCCCCGCTTCGTAATTGATCTGGGCGCGCTTTTGCACACCGCCAATGGCGGCGAACTCCGTTTGCGTGCGCCCCAGTCGTTGCCGCTCCTCTTTCAGTCGGTCAAATATGCTCATACGGACACCAATAAAAGGCTTGACGGGTGCACATTCGTGCACCACAATCACGCCACGCACTAGTTAATACCAAGCCGTACCAGTTCACACAAACCGGGACGTATCACCATGACCAAAACCCGCAAGCAAGTCCGCGAAGAGCTGCAGCGAAAAGGCATCCCGTTGTCTTCCATTGCCCGGAAGCACAACTTCAACGCCAATCTGCTGTACGCGATCCTCAATGATGACGACGCCAATCCGAAGCGCAAATGTCGCTTCGGGGAGTCGCACAACATCGCTGTCGTTCTCGGCCTGAAAGAGGGCGAGGTCGCTGTACAGCGCCTCGCAGCTTGAACGCTATGCGATCAGCTAATTCCCCTCTTGCAGCCGTCAACGCGAGCTTGTCTGCATGGTCATCATTATGCAGGCAGAAAACATTTTTTGCGGTACGAAAGCCCGATTTTGTTCGGAAGCCTCCTTTTGGCTTCCTCGAAGGAGGGTTCTGAACATGCGCCGCACCTGGAAAAACGTTCATCCGGCGAGCCTGCGTGATGCGCTGCGCCTGAACAAGGACTACGCCCGCGAGAAGCGCAACCTGTCAGTCGCCCGCATCGCCGACCTCATGGGCGAAACCGAGGACAGCCTCTACAAGTGGCTCGCCACGGGACGCATGCCCGCCAACTTGATCAAGTCCTACGAGCAGGCCTGCGGTTGCTCGTTCGTGTCCCGCTGGCTTTGCGTGAGCGAGGGCAAGTTGGTCATCGATATCCCCGCTGGCCGGGCCGGCAGCACCGATGACATGCACGCTCTGCAGTCGACCCTGCACGAGACAGTCGGCCAACTCCTGACTTTCTACCGTGACCAGGCCGACGCCAGTGCCGTGCTCGGATGCCTGCAGAGGAGCCTCGAATCCCTGGCCTGGCACCGTCAGAACGTGCAGCAGCACGAATCCCCGCAACTCGATTTCGGATCCGAAGAATGAGCAACTCAACCCCTGCTTGCACCGCTGCGCAGCGCGTCCTGCGCGTCTGGAAGGCGCTGCGCGGTCACACCATGACCGGCCTGTCGAACCAGGAAATCGCCCACCTGACAGGCGAATCGCCCGCCTATGTGACGCGCTGCCTAGTCACTCTGGTCGAGGAAGGTCTGGTCACCAAGTATGAGAACGGCCGATATGCCCATGGCATCGCGACGCTGCAGATCGCCCAGGCCCACGCGAACCACTGCGACCAGCTCATGAACCGAATTGCCGAAACCAACCAGCGCATTGCCGCTGGCGCCCGCTAACGTAGGAGACCGACCCAAATGGCCCGTTCCAAAAACACCGCTGTCCCGGAAACCATTGACACCCCCATCGACGGGGAGCTCATCAGCCAAGCGCAGGCCGAATCGGCGGAGCGCTGCGCGCTGGTGCTCAAGCAGTTCGGCGACGGTCTGCCGTTCGATCTGGTCCGGTATGAGCACGTCGTGCGCTCGCACCTTGCCCGCAGCGCTGAGGAAGCGCTGGCGGCGGGGCGCGCCTTGATCGTGGTGCGCGAACACGTTGCACATGGTGAATGGCGCGGCTTTCTCGATCGAATCGGCCTGGAGCCGCGGCTGGCTCAGCGCATGGCTCAGGCGTCGTTCAAGTTCTCAAATGCGTCGACGTCGACGCATTTGATTGAAGCAGCCGGATCCAAGTCCAAGCTGTTCGAACTGATGGTCCTGGACCCGGACCAGCTGGAAGCGCTGAACGATGGCGGCACAGTGGCCGGTCTGGAACTGGACGATATCGCCCGGCTGTCCGTCAGCGAACTGCGCCAGGCGTTGCGCGATGCGCGTGACGAGCACAAGGCCAAGGATCAATTGCTCGCGGACAAGAACACCAAGCTGGACAAGCTGGAAGGGGAAGTAGTCGCCGCCAAGCGTCGCCTGGAGAAGATGAACGCGGACGAGGTCGCGGACCAGCTGCGCCGTGAGGTCTCTGCCGAAACGCTGACGGTCGAGCAGACCATCCGCCAAACAATTAGGGACGGAGTTAGCAAGCTCATGGACCATGGCCGCGACACGGGCGCCAATCACGGCGCTTTCCTGGCGGGCGTGCTGTCCCAGGTGCGTCAGTCCCTGGACGAAATCGCCGCCGAGTTCGCGATCTCGCAAACCGTTGCCGCTCGGCCCGAGTGGGCGTCCACGGAGGCATAAGCCATGAACGCCGCAACCACCGAGGAACTGGTGGCCGTCGCGCGGATCTGGCGCGATGCGCCACACGGTCGCAAAGGCGACATCTTGGCCGGCGCATGCCAACGGCTGGGCATGACCCGCGCGACGCTGCACCGGCGTTTGAAGGAGATCACCGTGGTTCCCAGCCGCAAACGCCGCAGCGACGCCGGCCAGGTCGCGCTTACGCTGGACGATGCCAAGTTCATCGCCGCCACCCTGATGGAGCACATGCGCAAGAACGGCAAGCGCATCAAAAGCGTTGCGGATGCGGTTGAGATGCTGCGCGTCAACGGCATGATCGACGCGCGCCGGATTGATCCGGCGTCGGGCGAGGTGGTCGAGCTGTCGGATTCGGCGATTCTGCGAGCGCTACGCCAGTACCGACTGCATCCCGACCAATTGCTGGCGCCGGCCCCGGCCATAAGCCTGCGCAGTCTGCACCCCAATCACGTTTGGCAGATCGACGCCTCGCGCTGCGTTCTGTACTACCTGCCCAAGCAGCAGTCGGACAACGGCTTGCGGATCGCCGATCACACGGCTTTCTACAAGAACAAGCCGGGCAACCTGATCAAGATGATCAACGATTCGATCTGGCGGTACGTGGTGACGGATCACCGTAGCGGCGCACTGTTCCTGATGTATGTGACCGGTGGCGAGACCGGGGCGAACCTGGCCGACATTTTCATTGAAGCCATGAGCAAGCGCGAGGGTGAGGCGTTCTACGGCGTGCCCAAGATGGCCATGCTGGACCCTGGCAGCGCCAACACGGGCGCCGTGTTCCAGAACCTGTGCAAGGCGCTGCAGGTCAAGGTGCAGATCAACAAGCCGGGCAACCCTCGCGCCAAAGGCCAGGTTGAAAAGGCGCAGGACATTTCGGAACGCAGCTTTGAGTCCGGCTTGAAGCTGCTCGCGGCCGAGGAAGTCTCCAGTGTGGACGCCATCAACCGGTTGGCCGCGCAATGGCGGCGCTGGTTCAACGGCACACGCGTGCACTCGCGCCACGGCATGACACGGGACGCCGCCTGGCTGCACATCGGCTCGGACGAGCTGGTCATCCCGCCGCCCGCCGATCTCATGCGCGAGCTGGCCGTCTCCGCGCCCGAGTCGCGCGTGGTGTCCACCATGCTGCGCGTGTCCTACCTGGGCCATGAGTACGACGTGTCTCACGTTCCGGGCGTCATCGTGGGCGAGAAGCTGCAGATCTGCCGCAACCCGTGGCGCCTGGATACAGCGCAGGCGATTGGCGTCAGTGAACAGGGCCTGGATGTCTATCACGTCCTGGAACGGGTCGTGAAGGATGAGTTCGGCCAGGTCGCCAGCGCGCCGGTCATTGGCGAGGGCTACCAGCGCCATGCCGATACGCCGGTCCAGGAATCGCTCAAGGCCATCGAGCTGCTTGTCACCGGGGCGGACACCCTGGAACAGGCCGAGGCGGTGCGCAAGGCGCGCGGTTTGCCCTTTGGCGGCCAGATCGACCCGTTCAAGCACATCAACGAGGCGCAGATCCCGGACACGCTGCCGCGTCGCGGCACCACCCACGACCTGGTCGCGCCGGTCGTGCAACTGCCGCCGCTGACCATCATTCAGGCGGTCAAGCAGATCAAGGGGCATTTTCCCGGTTGGTCCAGCGCTCACTACGCCTGGCTGCAAGAGAACTATCGAGATGGGGTGCCGGTGGACGACCTGGAGCGGGTCGTGGCCGAGCTTTCCGCGGCGATGCAGCCGCAATCACAACGTGCGCGCATTCTGCGCGTCGCCTAAGGAGGGGCGATGCTCAAGCTCAAGAGAATTCTGGCCGACCTGGATATCGAACAAGTCGAGCTCGCTGTCGCAGTCACTTACAGCGGCGCGGTGATTTCCCAACTGCTGAACCACCACATCTGGCCGAGATCCGCCACGCGCTACCGCCTGCGTGAGCGCATTGTGCAGTTCCTGGCCGCGCGGGGCGCCAGCGGCGAGCAGCTCGCCACGGCTTTTGAAGAAGTAACGCCGATGCGCGGCAACGCATCGGCGTCCACTACCACTGCGCCCGAGGGCGCCACTGAGGAAGAAACAATGTCAATCCGGAAGCAAATTCTACACCCGAAGACAAAGGCGCATTTCAAGCTCCCCGGCGACCCCTTCGATGAGGTTTCCCATGCCAGCGAGTTCTACCAGAACGAGCACATCCGCTTTACACGGGCGGCCATGCTCGATGCGGCCAAGCGCGGCGGGTTTCTTGCCGTGGTGGGCGAGTCGGGCTCTGGCAAGACCACGCTTCGCCGGGATCTGCAGGAGCGCATTCAGCGCGAAGACCTGCAGGTCGAGGTGATCCGCCCCTATGTGGTGGCCATGGAAGAGAACGACGACAAGGGCAAGTCGCTGAAAGCCGCGCATATCGCCGAGGCCATCATGGCGGCGATCGCCCCGCATGAGGCGCTAAAGGCCAGCTCGGAGGCGCGCTTTCGTCAGGTCGAAAAGGCCTTGATCGAGTCCTATCGCGCAGGCACGCGCCATGTTGTTCTGATCGAAGAAGCGCATGCGCTGCCCTTGGCGACGCTGCGCCACCTCAAGCGTTTCATTGAGCTGGAGGATGGCTTTACGCGCCTGCTGTCCGTGATCCTCATGGGTCAGACCGAGTTGGCCGTAAAGCTCAATCCCAAGAACCCGACAGTGCGCGAGGTGGTCCAGCGCTGCGAACTGATCACGCTGCCGCCCCTTGGGCAGTACCTGGAGGATTACCTCAAGTTCCGCTTTGCGCGCCTGGAGGTGGATGTGGCCAAGATCGTTACGGTGGACGGATGCCAGGCCATCCGGGAGCGTCTGAACCCGGTTGCTCCCCGTGGCCATGAGGAGCGTTCGTTCCTCTATCCGCTGGCCGTGCACAACCTGTTGACCGCCGCATTGAACCTTGCCGCCGAACACGGTGCCCCGGCCGTGAGCGCCGATATTGTCAAGGAAGCCAAATGGAACTGATCTCAATCACCGCCGACGTGCAGCCGGTGCCGAGCGAGTTTCACCACGCGCGCATCTTCACCAATCAGATGATCGGCCGTCTGCAAGACTCGAACAGCGCGGCGCGCTCGCTGCGCATGGCGGGTTATCGCATCCTGGATGAAGATGCGGTGCCCGAGGATGGCGGTAAGCCCATCCTCATGGTGGACCTGCAGGGGCGCGATGCCGAGGGGCTGCTCAATCAATGCGATGCGTCCACCCGCCATGCTGCTGGCCGCATCACGGCGCTTTATCAAGGCGTCCGCCTGATCGTGCAGGGGGCCGCATGCTAAAGCGCCAGCCGACTCTCAAGGGCTTTTTGACCTGCTGGACGTGCAACGAGACCTATGCTGATTTCGACCTGGTCGTGTCGGCTTCGCCCTGCATCCTGCAGTGCCGCGGTTGCACGGCCAGGGTTCGCAAGGTCGCCGAGTTGCGCCGCAGCTGGCCCAGCACGATCAGCCAGCCTGAGCGCAGCGAGCTGCTGGAGGCCGCGTAATGCCGTTGCCCGTGTTCCATTGCCCGGCGTGTCGCAACCCGCTGACGGTGGAGACTGTCTTCGCCAATGACTCGGTGCGCGAGTCCATCCAGTTGCTGGTTGACGTGCATCCGGAGGCGTCCAAGCTGCTGCGCCCGCTCATGGCCTATGTGGGGCTGTTCGCGCCCGAGAAGACTGCGATGCGCTACGAGCGGATCGCAGCCTTGTTGGGCGAGTTGGTCCCGATGATGCGGACCGCACAAATCGAGCGCAATGGCCGGACCTGGCCCGCACCGCTTGCCTATTGGCAGCGGGCCATGGAGGAAATCGTGGCGCGTGGGCATGCGGGCGCCGTGCGCCGGCCGCTTGCCAGCCACGGTTACCTGTTGGAGATCATTGCCGGCCTGGCCGGCAAAGACGATGCCAAGCGCGAGGCGGTTGTCGAGCAGCAACGCGCAGGCGTCTCGGGCATGGGCAGCACGCCCGAACGTGCCCAGCAGGCCGTGATCTCCGGTGAAGTCCGGCAACCCATTCCCGCGGATATGCGTGCCTCGTTGCTCGCCTCCGTGGGTTCTAAGCGGGCCATTTCTACCTCTTCCCAACCGAAGGAGTCCCAATGACTACCTCCCGTATTCCCCCGGGCTACCGGGCCGATGGCCAGGGCCGTCTCGTACCGCTGGAGGCGATCAAGCAGATCGACCTGCTGCGTGACGACCTGGTGTTCAAGATCGCCGAGTATGCCAAAGCGCAGTCCCAGCAGCTTGCCGCCTTCAAGGAGCAGTCCTTCGCCGACATTTCCGCCTTCGTGGAGATTTCGGCCGAGCAGTACGGCGTAACAATCGGCGGGCGCAAGGGCAATCTGACCTTGTACTCGTTCGACCAGCGCTACAAGGTGATTCGGGCGGTCGACGAGACCCTTGTTTTCGACGAGCGCCTGCAGGTTGCCAAGGCCCTGATCGATGAGTGCCTGGCGGACTGGACCTCGAATGCTCGGCCGGAGCTTAAGGCCATCATCGACCGAGCCTTCGAGGTGGACAAGGCCGGCAACATCAACACGGATCGCGTGTTGGGGCTGCGCCGCCTTGAAACCAAGGATGAACGCTGGCTGCGCGCTATGCAGGCCATCAGCGATTCGACCATGGTGTCGGCCAGCAAGTCCTACATGCGGGTGTACGAGCGCGTCGGTCAAACCGAACGCTACGAACAGATTCCGCTTGGAATGGCGGGGGTGTGACATGGCCCACACTCAAGATGTCGCGGAGCAGGTTTCAGGTGATGCCGCTCAGGCTGCCGTCAATCGCCTGGTGATACTTGCAAGGTGCACGCTCAAGGAGCTCGGAGCAGAGACTGCCGAAGGAGGAGAGCCCAGCTATCCATCCTGGATCTCTGACGTCCTGCTCATTGACCGGTATGTAAGGCAGGTAGGCCTCAGCTAGATCGAGTATGAACCCGATCCACCGCCAGCCATCGGCGGGCGCACGCGGGCAAACGTGCGCGGTTCAGGACCCGGCGCCGGGCTGGGAGATGGTCCCGGCACCCTTACACCTCCCACTCTTTGTATAGGAACCATCATGAGCCTCACTAAGAAAGATCTGATCGCCAAGATTGCCGACGAAACCGGGCTGTCCCGTAATTGGGCCGAGTGCGCGCTGAACGCTGTCTCGTCCACCATCACCGAGCAGTTGAAGACGGGTGTCGAGATCACCCTTCCTGGCATCGGCAAATTCTCCACCGCGCAGCGCGCGGCTCGTACTGGCCGCAACCCGCAGACGGGCGAGGCGGTCCAGATCGCGGCCTCCACCGCGGTCAAGTTCAACGCGGCCAAGGCACTCAAGGATCAGGTCAACGCCTAGGGAAGCGTCATGAAATCGGTATTGGCCGCAATAGGAGCGATCGTGCTGGCGTTTCACCTTGCCGCGAGCCTGGGTATTGGCCACTTCCAGCTCATCTATAGCGGCACGCCGTATCAATGCGTTGAAGTCAACGCACTGGCTGACGAGCAAAAGAAGTAGCGAAACCGCCCCTCGGGGCGGTCTGTCCGGCGTGGTGGCCGGGTACTGATGAGCAGCCACGGAGTAATGATGAAAACCACCCAGCGCCCCTCCGCGCACGCCAAGGCCACGGGTAATGCCAACAGGCTGATCCGGCTGATCCACGTCGCCAAGCGCGAGCTTGCCATGGACGATGACGCATACAGGCAATTGCTGGAAGCCGTCACCGGCCAGCGATCCACCGCGGCAATGAATGAGGAACAGCTTGACCAGGTCGTCAAACACATGAAGCACTGCGGGTTCAAGGTCCGTCTTCAGCCCAAGCCGAGCCGCCCGCTTGACCTGCATGCGGAATCGCGCAAAATCCGGGCGCTTTGGCTGTTGTTGCACGACCTGGGCGCGATACAGAACGCATCGGAGGAAGCTCTGGCCGCCTACGTCAAGCGCATGACCGGCGTCGATGCCTTGCAATGGACCAACGGCCGGCAGACCGAGCGGGTGATTGAGAGCATGAAGAAATGGGCGCTCCGGTTCCTGCCTGCCCAAATCCAGACGGCGGCGGCCGAAATGGCCGCTGACCAGCTCGACCAGGACGTGAGCCGGCGCCTCAATGCGGCGCTGTCCATGGCCTTCGTGCGCGGGACTTTCGAACCGATGCTCGAAGCCTGGGAGCAACTCAAGCGCGCCAAACTCTCTGGAGAACGCCATGGAACGTCCGCATAG